CGCGGATCTGCGCCTGACCGACGGCGCGCTCCATCGCTTTCTGGTCCGGAGACTTCAGCGAGTCGAGCGTGCTGTGAAGCGCTTGCGACAGGGACTGCAGCTTGGTGAAGGCTGCGGTGTGCGCATCAACGCTCACCTGTACCGCGGCCTTCTCGCGTCCGACGACCTTCTGGAGCACGGAGAACGAGTTGTCGACGCCACCCAGAAGCCCGCTCGCGGCATCCTTCATGGACTGCAGAGCATCTGCAGCCTTGGTTGCGGCATCGGTCGTCGCATCCATCGCCGGATGAACCTGAGCAAATGCCTCGCCCAGAGCCAGCAACGAATCGAGCTGCTTCGCACCAGTCTCGGTTGCCGCTGCACCGGAATCAACTAGGCAATTCACGAGCGCCTTGAACTCATCCCGCGTTTTGGGGATTGAGCTCAGTCCCAGGCTTGCTAGTGCTTTGTCTAGCGCTTCAGCCACCGGCTTGATACGCTCAGCATCGGACAAAAAGTTCTGGTTGAAGAATGCTGCCTGCTGGTTAAGCACCGATAGGCCGCCGGCGAGATCAATCAACTGCTCGCGTGTCTTTGCCGACTCTACGCCGGCTGCGCCAAACAGTGCACTGGCAGAGAAGCCCAGTAGCTGTGCAACCTGGTCGGTGCCTTTGAAGTCGCCAGCAAGCCGCTGAAGTGCTGCGGATGCCGACTCGCCCGACTTCGACAGTTCGTCCAAATTCGGAACCAGCTTCTTCGCGATCTCGTCACCGATTCCACTGAAGAAGTCCGTGATCGCCTGCTGATTCTTTGTAGCATCATCCGTCAGCGCAATGTCGAATGTCTTGGAGTAATCCTTGATCCAGTCCGCTGACACGCCCAGCGACGACGCAAAGCCGGTTGATACAGACTCGATGGAGTGCAGCCCCTCGGTGAACTGCTTGACGATTTCGGCCGTTAGAGCTTTCGTCTCGGTTCCGCTCTTGTCAGAGCGGAACCACCCACCATCCTGGTGCCAGTTTGCGTAATTGGCGCCGGTCAGATCATCAGCATTCAGCGTGCCGCGAATGCCTTGGCTCGTAATTTCCTTATCCCGCATCCCGAAAAGGCGGTTGGTCAGTCCACCAGCGATACCTCCGCCGATGGCCCAAGGGCTGAGCAGTACGTTCCAGTTGACGAAGTTTTTGCTGTTGCCTGTAACCCCATAGCCACTGGAGATCGAATTGCCGAGAGAGCGGCCGATCGCGACGCCCGCCATATACGCGGCTGCTACGCTGGCGGCGGCCCCTACGGCAGCGCCTCCGGCGGAGCCTGCCGATGCGGCAGCACCTCCGGCGGAGCCCGCAGACGCGCCAGCGCCACTTGCGCCTGCGCCACCAGCGGCGCTTGAGCCAAACATCCCGGCGATCGAGTCGTAGCCACTGGCAATAGTGCTGCCGACCTTCGCGAAACCGCCGTCGATCGCGCTATAGAGGCTGGATGCCGCCTGGGCTGCGCCAATTGGGCTCGAACTACTCCCGGTGACACCGTAAGCATTCGGCTGGCTGCCAATCTCGCCGGCGATGGCCTGCGGACTCACGCCCATGTAGTTGCCGACCAGTTGCACAATGATCGGTCGAGCGAACATCTTGTAAATCTGGTCAGCAACCGACGTCTTAAACGTGGTGACCAGCGACTTCGTGAACGACGACCAGCCATCGCGGCCGTTGTTAAGCATGTCGGCGAAGCCCTGCTGGAAGACTTGGCCGTATTGGTCGACGGCTTGCTTCCACTGGTCGTAGCGCTCTTGCTTAGCCGCCCCTTCCATAAGCGCGCCGGCGCGCGCGCGGATGGCCGCCGCTTCGTCGCGGATCCTTGCAGCGCGCTCACCGGTCAGGTCCAGGCCTTCGGCGATGTCGGCCTCAGCCTCCTTGCGTGCAGCAGCATCCAGCAGGCGCGATGCAGTGAGCGCTGCCACTTGCTTCTGGCTTAGCCCGATCGCTTCGTTATAGTCGAACTGCGCCTGGGTTTGCTGCTTCAGGCTATTCAGCTCAGCCATCTCCTTTTCGATCAGGTTGGCTGAGTTATCGACCGCCAAGCGGTAGCGCTTCTGCTCTGCTGCGAAAAGATCCTGCGTGAGCTGGATTGCGCGGCTCTTGCGTTGCTCGTCCAGAACGGCCATCTGCCCTTCTAGGTCGGCCTGTTCCTTGCCGCTGTTTTCCTTCTGCTTGGTCAGCGCGAGCTCAGCCTCGAGGAGTGCCCGCTTACGGCCGAATGCCGCCAACTCAGCATTTGCCGTCGCTGCAATCGAGTCATCCTCGCTCATGCCGCCGGCGGCGCGCAGTGCCACGATGCGGGCAAGTTCGCGCTGCTCGAGCACGTCCGCCACCTGGTCGCGGCGCTTCATGGCGGCGATATTCGAATCGACGCCAGCATTGAAGATGTCGGCGTACTTCTGCCGCACCTTCAATAGCTCGTCACTGATGTCCTTGTCGGAAATGCCGGCCTCAAGCCCCTTGTTTCGAACCGTATTGAGCTCGTTCTCAAGTTGCTTCTGTCGCGAGAGATTCGACAGTTTGACTTTCGACCATTCAAGGTCAGCGGTATTGAGCCGCGCTTTGCCGGCCTCAAGCGCCGCCTCACGATCCCGCGCTGCGATCTGCTTTTCGAGGCTGGCCTCCAGGTCCTTGTTCGCCTTGAGATTGACGCGGTCCTCGGCATTGCCACCAACTGCCTCATCGAACGGCTTACTCGCCTTCTCAATGGACTTGCGCACTTTCGCTAGCTTTTCCTCGAGCGTATCCTCGCGGCCAACATTGAGCATGGCATCCCACGCGCCCTTGGCGAAGTCCGTGACGCCGCGCCAACCCTTCTGCATGGCGCCAAGGTTCTTTTCTACCTTCGCGGTAACGCCGTCGAACGCGTTGGCATATGCCTGTTGCGCGGCCTGGGCAGCCTCATAGTCACGCCCTTGCTCGTGCAGTGTGCGCACATGCTCGTAGATCGACCCAGTCAGGAAGTGATACTGCTCGTTCAGCTTTTCGAGCGCAGATACCGGCGACTTTGCCAGCTCGGCAAACTCACCTGCGGTATCGGCCACGCTTTGGCCAAGCGCACGCTGCCCCCGGATCGCCACGGTACCGAAGTATTCCAGATTGTCGGCGGCGACCTTGCCGGTGGCAACCAGCGAGGTGAGCGCCTCAGCTGCTGCGCCCTGCGTGCCGATGCTGCCACTGATGTGCTGCGCCATCAAGGCCAGCTTGTCGGAAGAGGTTCCGGCAGCATTGCCGGAGGTGATAAGCGCCGCACTATATTTGCGCGCTTCTTCGCTGCCCTGATGATAGGCGACGGCCAGCACGCCCACCGCCGCAGCGGCGACTGTGTACGGGGTAATCAAGCCCATGACATAGCCGCCCAGCGCCCGTGCGGCGGCGCCGCTGCTTCCGAACATGTCGCGCAACTGCCCGCCCTGCTGCAGGAAAACAGTAAGCGGCGCCTGACCGCCCTGGAGCGAGGTGACGATGTCGGTCACCTGGGCCGGCACCATTCGCAGGGCTGCCGCAGTTTGCGCCGCCGAGGCGCCAGTCCTCGACAGCCCACCTTCGGCTTCTCGTAGACGTGCGATGAGTGGCGCAGCCTGATTCGACACGCCCAACTGCGCGGCGCGAAGCTCCATGAGTTCGAGGCGGGTACGCCCGATTGCCTCGGTCTCGCGTTGCAAGCTTTCGATAAACGAGTCGCGTCCAGTCTGCGCGCGCTCAGCGGCACGCTGCGCCTCCGCTTCGTTGCGCGCCGCCTGCGCCACCTGCTCCTGGGCTGCACGCATGTTCCGCAGCTGTAGAATCAGCTGCGCCGCTTCGGCCGATGCTCCCGCCTGAGCAGCACGGTATTGCAGAACCTCCTCGGTCGAGCGACCAAACAACTGGATTTGCTCGCGCAAGCCAGCAATAAAGGCATCGCGGTTGGCATGAGCCTGCGCCAATTCCCGCTGAGCGGCAGCCTCTACGCGGGCGGCCTCAGCGGCGCGAAGCTGCTCAGCTTGTTGCGCTGCAGCGGCCCGAGCCGAACGAGCCTGCAGCTCCTCCACGGCTCGCAATTGATTCAGATATGGCGCCAACGCTTGGGTATCGACACCACGATACCCAGCTAAATTCTCGAAGAATCGCGCGGTCGAACGCGATCCAGCATCCATGGCCGCAGCTGCGCGCTGACCTTCCGCGGTAGCGCGCTGGATAGCTGCAACGATGTTGCGCTGTGCAGCCTCAACCTGGCGAGCAGATCCGGTGGCACCTGCTCCGATCTGGGTTACCGCCCGCGCTGCGTCGCTCGAATCACGAACGATCTGCCGCATACCGGTGTTGACTTGGGAGCCATCGACCTCGACCCGGATTGTTGCGGTATTGACGATTTCAGACATGCGGCGCCCATGAAAAAGGCCGCACATGGCGGCCTGGTCAGTCCTTTTCGTTCATCGCCTCAATGGCGGCGAACTCCATCGTCCGAATATCCTCCTCGAGCTCCTCGTACTCCTCGGGGCTCAGTCTCATTCGGTCCATCTTGTGCTGCACAGGGGTATAGTCGAGCCCCGACGCGCCACTTGCCCCCGCGCGCCATTGCGTTTGCGCGTAGCAGAACAGCCGCCAGGCCTGCTCGTTCTCCGGCCAAATTTCGACGACATCGTCCACGTAGTCCTCCGGACTCAAGCCGAGGTTGCGCATCTTTGCGATGTCCTCTTTGCTTGGCCCCGGAGTGAACATTGCGCGGGCGATGTCGCCTAGTTTCCCGATCTCCCCTCGTTGATGGCCTTGCGATAGTCGCCGATGATCGCGGAGACCGCTGCCGGCAGTTCGTCCACCAGCTGGGCGATAGCCTCTTTGTCGTACGGAATATCCAGGTCCCAGCCTTCGACGGTGCGCTGCAGATAGCGCACAT